GTCGTCAGAGCACTTTGTGTTCGATAGACTGTTAGCTATGAGTGTTGCTAAAGAAGCTCTTATTTTAGTTAGTTTTCTTGCGAACTCAAGAGCCTCTTTATCTATTTCTCTGTAGACTGTTATCTTTTTTACTACTTGGTCAATAGCTCTTGATCTCTTTTCTAAAGTCTGGAATTGATAAGTGTCTTCTTCGCCTACTTCATAAGGAGTTCTAACAGCTGTTCCTGCTTTACTTATTCGATAGTAAGTTTCTGCAAAAGATCGAATACTTTGAGCTACTCTTGTTCTACATTCTTGAGTAAAGGCGACAACTCCTTTTACGTCCGCAGTTTTTATAAATTCTGAGTTCCTCCTTTGCATTTCTTTGGAGATAAAGTATAACGCGTTAGCAATCGTTCTCTCTCTAACGAATAAGTGAGTTTTTGCTAAAGAATCAAGAGCTGTCCTGAAGACATCAGGATTGCAATACTTTATTAATCTACGGATTACGTTATTATAATTTCTGATAGTAAAGTATGTCATTGTAGAAGAATAAGCTACAATGTCTTTATTCTGAAGGAAAATATACATAAGAAAAATTAGAAAGTTTGTAGTTGGATCAGTATTAAGTTTCCACTTAGAAGCTGGTGTTCCTGCATAGAACCGCTTAATAAAGTCTGAGATATCCTTTTCGCCTAGTTTACATAAATGAAGCATTTCGATGTAGTACTTTTTGAGTTTTGGGTAATAACAAGGTTCTGAAAGCGCTGACATCTCTTTAGCAGTAACTCTGTGTATGAACCTTCTTATTTTTGGAAGGTTGATATCTGCTTTTTTAGTAAGTGTATCCATTTAGAAAACTCTTATAGCTATGTCGTTTGTTGTAAAATAAACGTATTCTGGACCATACTCTAATAGATCTAACTGCTCGAAATCATCTAAGTTAAACTCGAAGAAGATGTTTGACTTAGGAGTTATTAAACGACAATGTTCTACACCAGTAACGCTTTGTACAACATCTATAATCTCTGATCGGAAGAGGTCAATATTACAGCCAAATCTATCTGAAAAGGCGTTAACAAGAGTTGTTCGAATTGAATTCGCTAGTTCTACATCAGAGCCACTAAAAGTTCCTAATCTGAAAACATCGAGCGATAGTTGTAGTGGAATTTCGTATTCTGGTACAACCCAACCGCTATCTGTGTAGATATATTTCTTTCCCTTGTTTACTACATAAACTATTTCGTCTGTAACAGGAGCTACAAAAGCCCAAGTTACACTTGTAGCATCAGTGCATTGTGCGAAATGGTTCTCATAACCAGTCCAAGCGCCTCCTTCATGCCCTCCAACAATGTATCTATCTCCCAATGATGGCGACACAGGTATTGATGTAGGAGCTATATCTATTACGTCAGTCTTCGTAACTGTATTATGCTGCATGTTAGTCATCGTACCAATAGTATTAGCAAATTTAACGTTGGTGAAGTCTGTTAGCATTCGGTATCCAATAAAATCCATTGATGACAACATCGTTTGTAATACTTGAAGTTCGAAGGTTCTTTGATTAATTGAAGTGTAGTAACTTTTCTGGACCACAGGGATGTCGTAAATTGTTATGCTTGTAGAATCTGCGAGTATATTAGAAAGCATAAAATGATCTAAATTCTGTCGGAAAACAAAAGAAGCAGACCATCTTCCTACAGTTTCTGTTGGACTACTAATTGTAAAATAATAAGTAAGTTCTCCTTCTATAATGTCAGTATAATCAGCAAAAGTATAAGTGAACTTTTTATTCGCGGCGTCATTCGTCATTACAAACGTTTCGCTTGTTTCCAAGATCAGCATCTCGCAAGTACAGCCAGCATAATCTGACTCTGCTGTCGTATAAGACAACTCAAAGCTTGCGTTAGAACCCGATTTACTTACTACTAGTTCGCTAGCTGATAAGTTATAAGTGGAACCATAACTTCTAACAAGAGCAACAGATTGTTGGATTTCGTACATAATGTAGTGATAAGAAGCAGAAAGGTTAATCGTATCGAGAGTTAAATCAAAAAGCGTTTGAAACTGGTCTCCATTAATTGTAATTTCAGTTCCTCTTGGCAAATAAGTAGTTGTTAGAGGTACTTGATGTTTTGCGTTTCTTGTTGGTACTACTTCACCAATATATTGCAAGATTGTAAACAACGCAATTTCATTACACTTAACATCAGACCTCTTCAAAACGGGGATAGAGTTTGGAGCTATTGGTGAGTCTTCAACAACAACATCCGCATTCTGGTAGTCACTCTCACTCACTAACCTTCCTAAAGCGGTTAAACTAGTGATGGCATTGTTTCGTATATCTTCTATAGACTCCTCATCTTCACCACCTGTTGCAGGAGATGCGTTAATAACCGTATAATTTACTAGTTCAGTTACTCCTGCGTCTGTGACGTTATAAATTCTTTCTCCGCTTGTTATCGCGCCAGCTATAACGTTACCATCTGCTCCCTCAGTTTCATTTACGGTTACTCTGACAGTAGAACCACCAAGCGGTTGTACTCCGATTAAACCGTTGCCAAAATATAACTTTCGACCATCGTCAGTTCTTCTAGAGACGTATCCATAAGTAGATGAAGTCATTAAGTACAAACTTTCGTACTCTGTATATAACCGCCAAGATGCTCCTCCTGGATCCCTAACTTCTACTGTCATAGTAGCTACTTTTCCATCAAGAGGAACATCTAGTGTGGTAAATTGATATAGTTGTAAATCTTCGTCGATCTGAAATTCTTGTACTGTCTCTTTATACTGCCTGACTGGCAAAACAAATGAAAATTGATTATTCGCTGTGGTGTCTACACTTACTGGAAGATTGTATATTTTGTTTCCTTCCGTTACAGTTACCGTAACAGAAGCGTTGTTAACAACTCTAATAGCAGTTGAGTAGTAGGTTATAAATTCGATATTTCCCGCATAAAATTTATGTCCTTCTGGAATTGTGAATGAAGTATCTGCGTCTGGAAATCCAAGTGGAATTGTTACTAAGATATTGGCGATAGAATATTGTGCCTCTTGAGTATTATAACCGAGAAAAGCTGAGAGGTTAAAAATAGTTTCAGGTAACTGAGCAGTAGTTAAGAAAAACTCTCTATAAACCGAAGTTTGGTAAAACATTAAGTTTCCAGTGAGGGTCGAAACAATATCTATTAGATACGAAAGAAAAGATGACTTCGTAAGATCTACATTCTCTAGCTCCAAGTAACTTTTGATGTACTCAGAAATTTGAGTACGAATCCGATCTCTTGATAAATAGATTTGGTTTGAAAGAGTATTATCAGTTGTCATTTTTAGTCTACCTGTTATACAAAATAGTAACCAGCGTTATAATCAAAAAGGTTTTTCAAACGAGACCTTAGTTCTTCGTTTTTTAACAGCATATTTGTTAAGAAAGAAGCTCCACTTACAGAGTGGACTTTCTTGTCGTAATCATAGAAAACATACGTTTCGCCAAGTTGTTGTTCTACTTCGGTAGTAGTTCTGCTTTGCTCAACCATCAATTTTAGCTTCCAAAAAGTTCTATCTGTGTTTACTGACTTTTCAACTCCTGTAACTGAAAAGATTGGGTATACATCATTAGTTGGTCTTAAGTACTCCTGTTCTACCTTCACGATGTCTCTTGGTAGTGGAGTAATTCCATAGGTACTTGGAATTACTATATTAGTTTCTCCTTCTTTTATGTAACCTGTCTCTTCTCCACTAAAAACAGTTGAAACGTCTTCTATAAAATAAACGGGGAGAAGGAGATACTTATTCCACCTGATTCCTGATAGTTCTCCAATTGGCTCGTAAGAGCCTCCAAGTAAATCTTCATCATCCCAGACTGTTTCTTCAGTGCAAATGCTATAATATGTTGTAAGGAAGGCGATAGCGTGCTTGCTATAGAAGTCATATACCAACTTCTGGTAGTCATGAATATAGGCATATAGTCTTTCATATTTTTGCAAAAGACTACCCTCCTATTTTGAACTTAGCTCGTTGACCAAGAAAAGCCATTTTCTTCAAAACAAGCATTTTTGCTGTTTGGGGAGTTACTTGTTCTTCTACGTATATATCGATGTTACCAGCAACTGAATACATACGATCGTTCGAATCGCTATATTCAGGTTCGAAAGATATAGCTAAATCAGACTTAACATACTTTCCTTTTGATAGAATTTTTATCTTATATCTTCCTTGACCAAGATCTTTAGGGTCGCATGATAGTTTTTCTACAACTTCAAACCTTCCTTTAAAATGCTTTATTTGGTCGTCAACAACCAAACTCATATGTTCGAGAGGGGCTCGAGCAATTAAGATACAGGCGTATAAACTTTTAACTTTGATGAATTCGCCAATTAAACCTAAGAAAAAGAACTCATTACTACTTACTGGAGAGATAAAGAAGTGAGAATTTCCTAGATGTTTCTTTCTAAAAAGACCGCTATATTTCTTTAATACACAATAATGGAAATCCATAACTTTATCCCCTTACTGCGAGACTCTTAAGAAGTTAAAATAAGTTTCCTCGTCAATTGTAGCGCTAAGCTCAGCTTGCTCGCCTTCGTAATTTACGTAAATATTGGTAACAAATCCTTTTTTGTTTTGTAAGAAAAAGACTTCTAAATCATCAATTCTGGCTCTATCATCGTAGAGAGTAAGTTTGTACTCAATTTCTTTTTTAATCTTTTCTAAAGTAGCATCTGTTGCAGGTTCAAAGATATATTTTATCAAATCGGTTCCATATTCCGGATCGTGCATATAAGTTCTAGTTGGAGTCAATAAAATATTATTCCAGGAAGCTAAGATCGTATTAATATTAGTGATCCTCGTAAAATCACCATAAGGAGCTACTTTTGGAAGATAGTCAGCTATTCTGCCAGCTGAACCAACTCCGGATTTTTTGAATCTATCTAGAAGGTTTGCCAATTTATTCTCCCTCTTATTTTACTGAAGGAATCTCTTCCATAAGTTTTCTTCGTTCTTCTTCTAGATTCGTTTTCCATTTTAAAAGATCATAAAATCTTTTAACAGGCATAAACATAACATCAATATACGGCGAAGACATTAATTCCATACAAGAAAAGATGTTCTCACTAAGAGTTTCTCGAAATTCCTCAATTCTATTATGCTGTAAACACCATTCGAAAAAAGTTTGTTACGATGTCAATGTCCATAACCTCTTCGTTACCGCAATTTGTACAAGTGCTCTTCATTCGTAAGTCTACTCCATACTTCCCAAATTTCTCAAAATATTCTTGATGGATGTCTCTTTTGTCCTTAGCAGGAAGAGTTAAATAAGCGTCTATAATGTCACTTCTATCTTTGACTACGTAAGGTTCTGTTTGATCTGGGATATCTTGTTCAAATCTGTCGATAATCAAAGTTTCAGTTATTACGTCGATGTTAGAACCAGGAATAACAGAGAGGTCTCGTAAAGACTCAACTTCATCTATAAGTACTGGTTGTCTGATGAAAGACGTAACACCTTTTGAAACTTTAAGAGGAACTTTTTCTACCTTCTTTAGTACGTCTTTTCCAGGATAAGAATTGAAGTTAAATGTACTTGATGCAGCAACCGTAACTGAGTAATCTCTGTTACACGCCCCACAACGAACGTCATAGTTTCTGATTTCTTCGTAAGTTACATGGAAAAGACCATAAAGAAGAGCGTCTCTATCTTTTAAAGTAACGTTCCTTAAGAAACTATCGTAGTCTTTAATTGAATCTGGTTTCTTTACAATTGCCTCGTATAAACATTTGTTTAAGTGTTCCGTAATCTTAGCTGGGGTAACTAGACTTCCTTTGAGTCGTTCTTCCTCTTGTACGTTAAGTGATCTCATATGAAAAGACAAATGTGTCTGAGGGGTGATCACTTCGTACTCAGGATACTTCAAATTGAACCCAGTGAATGGCATTTTTTTGATCTCCTTTCTCTTTTAGCTCTATTAAGATTTATTTCCTTAAGCTGTTTGAGCTTTTGCCAATTGCTTCGTAACTTTGGCGAGTCTAGCGCCAACTAATTTACCACATTTCTTTGGGTCTTGAGATTTAGTACAAGCAGTCATTCCTTTCTTGAGGTCAATCAATTGCGCTTTAAGAGCGTTTACTCGATA